GTATCACGTTGGCGCTGCTGACTGTGCTTGCTGCCGTCATGTTTATTGCGATCGACCACCTACGCCGCAACGGCAGCAGCCCCGGCATGACCCGCGCGCTCACGACGCTGGCCTTTGTGTTTCTAGGCGCTGAGCTGTTTTCGCATGTCGGATATAGCGTTGGCACGCGCGTTGAGAATACCGAAATGACCAGCGTGCAGAACGTCAAATATACCGACACCAGGGAAGCTGTTGTCGATCACAAGGCGAACCTTTCCCTCTGGCAAGCCCAGCTCGCCCAACTCAAGTGGAGTGGCACGGTATCGGCTGACGCTCTCCGTGCTCGTCTGCCAGGCCTCGAACTCGCCATTGCCCAGGAAAGCAAGCGCGGTGGGTGCGGCCCGGTCTGTCTCCAGCGCACCAAAGAGCGCGACGACGTACAGGCTCAAATCGGCAGTGCCGAAGCGGCTAACGATCTATCCAAACGCATCGAAGCCACACAGCGCTTGATCGACAAGAGCCGCGAACAATCGGCGGTCACGGAGTTCAAGTCGAGCCCGATCGTCAATCAAACGAAATTCGTCTCGCAGATCGCAACGGCCAGTCTTGAGCCAGGAACCGCCGCACTCACATGGGCACAGATCGCCATCGGCCTTCTGATTGCGCTAGTGACAACGTTCCTCCCGCCTTTCGCCTTCTACTTGGCGCTCGGCGATAACATGCACACAGCCAACCCGGATCAGCTCACCACCGGCTTTAGTCGTGGTCGTGCCCCCGACGCTGAGACCGCCGCGCGCACGCGTAACATGATCGTAACTGAGCTAGTCGACGATACAAAATTTGCTGACGCCGTTGCCAATATCAATCGTCGGCAAGTCACATAATGGCCCGCGCTCAAGTTCTTTTCTCGTCACGAGGCCCTAGCGTGTTTCGCAATGTCCGCAAGACGGCATGGGGCATGCCCTTGATCATGCTGCACGAGGACGCGACAGAAACCCTTGTTATGGACTTAACCAGCTATCTCGACAGCGGCGAAACCGTTAGCACGGCCACTGTGAGCGCTGATAACGTCACATGCACAGTGACGGTATCCAGCCCCAACGTCACGCTCGCCATATCGGAGCCACAGGGTGGCGGTGACATCGACCTTGTGATCACGCTATCATCAGGTCATAAATGGGCGGGCACGCTCCAGACGCAGGAGCTGACCGCAGGATCGAGACCAGCGAGCTACGCATGACGATGGAAGAAGCCCATAAGTGGCTATTCGATGCCGGCTGGTGCAACACGAATCTGCACTTGTCCGATAACGGCGGGTGCTACTGGGCACGCACGGAATACAACATAAACGGCAGGAGGATCTCGTGCTCTTTAAGGACTGACAAGAACATCACCGAGCACACCATGAAGGGTCTGGCCGGCAGGGTGTCAAAGTGGTTGGAGGCCGAACAGAGTGAGTGACGAAACAGTCAAGACCAAGACTGGCAGCAATCGGCTTCAGAACTTCGGGCGCAAGCTCAACCAGTTCCAGCCTGGGCAGTCCGGAAACCCCAATGGACGGCCCAAGACCGTCAAGTCCGTATCAGACATCGCGCATGAGAACTCAGAGCGCGCTATGCGTCGCCTCGCCAAGCTCATAGACAGCGACGACGAGAAGACCGCCCTTGCCGCCGCCAACGCCATTCTTGATCGCGCCGTTGGTAAGCCTAAGCAAAGCATCGAGAAGACCACGAAGAAGGAGGCCTCGGATTACGACAGCGCAGAGCTTCTCGCCATCGCCCGAATGGGCCGCCAGAGAGTTGCTCAGACGGGAACAGGCCAAGACGAGCCTCATCGCGTTCAGTAGGTACACATTCCCTCAGTACCGACCTGCTGAGCATCACCAGATCATCGCCGAGAAGCTGGAAGCGGTTGCGCGGGGCGAAATCAAGCGGCTCCGCATCCACGTGCCTCCGCGCCACGGAAAATCTGAGCTGGCTTCGAAACGTTTCCCGGCATTCTTTATGGGGCAATATCCCCGGCGTCATGTGATCGCGGCCAGCTACAATAGCGATTTGGCTGCGGACTTTGGGCGCGAAGTCAGAAACATTGTTGCCAGCTCGGCTTATCAGGCCGTTTTCAAGACGAGCCTTGCTGCCGACAGTGCGGCCGCTAATCGCTGGCACACAGCCGAAGGCGGGATGTACGCAGCAGTTGGCATCGGCACAGCAACCACGGGCCGTGGTGCTCACGTTCTTTTAATCGACGATCCTTTTAAGGACCGCGAAGAAGCCGACAGCGAGACGCACCGCGAGAAGGTGTGGCGCTGGTACACGTCAACAGCCTACACACGCCTGGAAAGCGACATCACGCGGAGCGAACTCACTGACGATGATGATCTTTGGCATGATTTGCTAGACGACATCGACAACGGCGAGGCTCAGCCATTTGAGGGCGCAATTGTCGGCATCTGCACACGGTGGCACGAAGACGACTGGGCAGGCCGCGTCGAACAAGCCGAAATTAACGGCGGCGAAAAGTGGGAAGTGCTCGATCTGCCGGCGATCCTGGACGATGGTCGCGCGCTGTGGCCTGCCAAGTACCCGCTGTCGACACTGAACAAGATCAAGCTTGCGATAGGCGAACGCGATTGGTCCGCACTTTACCAACAGCGCCCGACACCCGACGAGGGTGACTACTTCAAGAGAGAGTGGTTCCGCTTCTATGAGAGCCCTCCCCAGCACTTGCGCACCTACGGAGCTTCCGACTACGCCGTCACAGCCAGGGGCGGCGATTATACGGTTCATATGGTGGCCGGCGTCGATCCCGACGACAATCTTTACATACTCGACGTGTGGCGATCACAGGCCGAAAGCAACGTCTGGGTTGAAACGTTCATCGACATGATCGCCAAGCATAAGCCGTTGAACTGGTGCGAGGAACAAGGCCAGATCATCAAGTCGCTCGGCCCGTTCATCGACAAGCGGATGCGGGAGCGGCGGGTCTACTGCCGCCGCGAGCAGATGACTAGCGTTGCCGACAAGCCGACGCGCTGCCGCGCCTTCCAGGCCCGCCCTGCAATGGGCAAGGTCTATCTCCCGCATAACGCGCCTTGGGTGGCCGATCTGATGGCGGAGCTACTGACGTTTCCGGCTGGCAAACATGACGACCAAGTGGACGCCATCGGGTTAATTGGCCGCATGCTCGATACGATGGTCGGTGGTCGCGCCCCGCGTGCTGCCGACAAGCCAGATAGCCGCTGGGACAGGGCTTTTGCCCGTCGCGCGCAATCTGGTTCCGATGGTAGCTGGAAAGTAGCATAGCGTTCTAGCTGGTCTCGCGTTTTACGGGGCCGATACTTTTCTCAGGACACCAAACCAGCAAAATGATTCCTCAAAACGCTCTGATGGCCGGTCAACCGCCGGCTGCCGGGCCTGATCCCATGCAGGCTTACGAGAGCAAGACGTCGCTCGAAACTCTGATCACGTGGTTTGAGGACGCCGAGGAGGCGACCGAGACCGCGCGCAAGAAGTCGGAGCGCGATCGGGATTACTACGACGGCAACCAACTGACGCCGGCTGAGCTAAAGACGCTCAACGAGCGCGGCCAGCCGGACGTGATCATCAACCGCGTACAGAGTAAGGTAAACTACCTCGTTGGGTTCGAGGCGACGAACAGAACCGATCCCAAAGGGTTCCCGCGCACGCCGCAGGATGATGGAGCGGCCGAGGCCTGCACCGATGCGCTCCGCTATGTCGAGGACAGCGCCGAGCTAAAGCCAAAGTTCTCCAACGTCTGGGAACAGATGCTTGTCGAGGGGTTTGGCGGGCTTGAGCTGTTGGTCGAGGAAAAGACCGACGCAAGCACGGGGCAGCCCCGGCGCGAGATCACAGCGGTCGAATGGGATTGGGACCGCCTGTTCTACGATCCGCATTCGCGCAAGCACGATTTCAGCGATGCCCGTTACCTCGGCGGCGTCGTGTGGATGGACGCCGAGGACGCAAAGCAGATGTGGCCCGGCGAGGAGCAGGCCGAAGCAATTGAAAAGACCGTTTTGGATGGTCAAAATTCGACCACCTATGACGACCGCCCCGAGTGGCAGAAGTGGACCAGCGGCAAAGGCCGCAAGAGGGTTCGCATTGTCCAGATGTACCACCGCGAGGGCCGCGATTGGATGCTCTGCAAGTTCACAAAAGGAGGCAAGCTCGAAAGCATGCCTGTGCCGTTCAAGGATCAGGACGGCGAGAGCTGGTGCCCGATGTTGCTGCAATCGGCATTCGTCGACCGCAAAAACAACAGATACGGCATCGTTCGTTCCATGATCTCGGTACAGGACGAGATTAACAAGCGGCGCTCTAAGGCGCTGCATCGGCTGAGCCAGCGCCAGGTCAGGGCCGAGCGCGGCGCCGTCGATGATGTCGACGCGGCTAAGAAAGAACTCAGCAAGCCGGATGGCTGGGTCGAGACCAATCCCGGCTTCGAGTTCGAGCTACTAGCGCAGGGAGATCAGCTCACGGCCGAGCTGACCATGCTGCAGGAAGCTAAAAACGAAATCGAGTTGATGGGGCCGAACGCTTCGCTGCAAGGCAAGGGCGCA